TGAGAGCAGTTGGTGAGCAAACTTTCCAACCAAAAATCGGTTTCAAAACTAGATACGGTATGATTGATAACCCATTCGCTGTAGACGCTGGTGCGTTAGCAGATAATAACGATGCTGGTTCTTCAAATACTGCATTTACTAAAGAAACTAACCAATATTACAGAAGAGTTAAAGTCGCTAACTTAATGTAATTAATACAATCTACCACACCACTAAAAAGGGGAGTTCGCTCCCCTTTTTTTTATTAAAAAACTTGAAAATAGGGTTGACAATAACTATATTTTAATATATAATGACAATAGTCAAGACACAAATGTGTACGACTGCAATAATAACAAGACCCAATAGGGTAAAGGAGTTAATTATGAAATACATAATTGATGAGTCTGATGGGAAGACTGAAAATCACCCATATTTCCAAGACTTGGTAAGTTCATTATCAGTCTTTAACAACCAAAAAAAATCAGATATAGAATTGGAAGAAGGTGATGCCTTACCAGACGATTCAGATTTTACATTTATAAAAGATGTAGAAGAATATCTTAAAATATGGATTAATAATCCAACTAAAGAAATTTTAGTAGATTGTTCAGTTTCAGAAGATTGGATTTGGTCTTCAAACAGTTCCCATAAAGATGGCTATGATAGAGTAAAAAAGATAGACTATGATGCCTGTAAAAGATGGGTAAGAACAGAAGAAAATAGTAAACCAAAGGGTTATGTAAGTGAAGATGCAGGCTCTGGTTTATCACTTTCTATTAGATTTTACTATGATGATGAGAAAGTTCTACACATCGTATTTGTGAAGAACAAAGGTAATCATAGATTTACTATGAGAAAAATGGTTAATCCATTTAAAAAGTTAAGAATGAAGTCTTATGTAAAGTTTCATTCAATACAAACTAAAAAAGACTTATATCAGCACGAAGCCAACAGACATTGGACGGAAGCTGAAGAAAATAAAGGTCAAGGTGAAAAGAATAAAGTAACTTGTGCCTATGTTGCAAAAAGACCTAAAATTGTTTATATGATGGACTGGTTAGGTTCACATCAAGTTGATTATGCTGGTATTCTTGCCCAGTCTGATGATACTGCAAAAAAATGGGTTAACATAGAAAGTGTAAGTGGAATTGATGCTGGTGAGGGTAACGGATATTTCAAAAAGTATGGTAAAGAGTGTGTTGAGGCAGCTCTTAAAATTACAAGAGATATAGCAAATAACATCACCAACGAGAAGTCATTTAAGAACTCTGCTTTGAAAGCACATTCTATATGGTATAGGACTTGGACTATAAAACATAAAAATAAAGAAGGAAAATATGACAAAGAAATTATGAGACAAGATGAACTAACTAAATGGTTTAAAGACGCTTATAAAAAAAAGAATGCTAATTTTTTATGTGGTAAAGATGACCCCTTTAGTATAGAAGATGAAGCAGAATTTAAACTAAAAAGATTAGCTATGTCTGGGGAAGTAAAAGATATTCCCTACATAATGGCAAACTTATATTTTGACCAATCTATATCTTTGAAGTCTTATTATAAAAAGATGAAAGGTTTAAAAAATGGTGTGGGATTTGGTGCAAAATCACCATCAGTTTTATATTATCTTAATCAAACTGACAGACTTTTAAAAGATGAAGTTAGGAAAATGATTATTGATTGGGATTAATAATCAAATAATCAAATAATCAATTAAAGGGGAGTTCGCTCCCCTTTTTTTTGATTATAAATAATAGTATGACAGACTTAAACGCACTCACAAGACAGCCAGAAGAGATAGACTATTCTGCACCAAGTCAGTATAGGTTCTCTATTATACAATTACCTAAAGTACAATTCTTTACTACTGCGTGTAACATACCAGGCGTCAATATGGGTGATGCAATATTTCCTACACCTTTCAAAGATATTCCAGTTTTACCAGATAAGGTAACATTTGAAAATCTTGAAATAACTTTTTTAGTAGATGAAAAATTACAGAATTATCAAGAACTTTTTAACTGGATTATGGCGATTGGATTTCCAGAAGATAGAGCTCAGTTCAAAAGTTTTAGACAAGAAAATGTAGACCAGTTTCCTACATCTCAATCAAAAATAAATGCACCATCAGATACACCTAAACCTAGAACACCAGACGGTGCAATGTATTCAGATGCAACATTGACAATACTATCTAATAAAAACAATCCAGTATTGAATGTTAACTTTTCAAATGTATATCCAGTATCACTTTCTGCGTTACAATATGCAAATGACCAATCAGATACTCAATATATGAGTGCAACTGCAACTTTTCAATATCAATTATTTAAATTTGAATCGTTATAAGACTTGACAACTTTTTAATTATGGTATATAATATCGTATGGATTTAACAAAAATACAAGAAATGTTTGATAAAGATTCTAAGATTGATGAAACTAACATCAATCTAGAGGAAACTAGAAGTCCAGCATTACTTAATAAATATTTAAAACTTTATACTAATTTTAGACTTATGTTAAGTAAAGCTGAAACTGATATGAAAATATTAAAAAAACAAAAATGGGAATACTACTCTGGTAAATCAGAAAAACCATTTGAGTTAAAAATTCTTAGACAAGATATTCCAACATACTTAGAATCAGATGAAGATATGGTTAGATTACAATCTAAACTAGATTATCTTAAAGTTGTTTCTAGTTATTTGGAACACATAGTGAAAAATCTACACAATAGAGGATTCCAACTAAGAAATATAACAACTTGGATTAAATATACGGAGGGTGCATTATGAGTAAGTTTAGGTTTGTAAAAGGAAGAAAAAAACCTAATGATGTTTTGATATTTTATAATGACTTACCAGTAAAAATGGAAGATGTTGCAAAACTCTGTTTAATGTTTATGAAAAACGAAGACAACCTTTATCCTCCAGAACAAGGTTTTAAAGGTGCAAAATTATTTAAAGAGTATATGTACGAAACTTTGGAAACAAGAAAATTACCAAAGAACTCTAAATTTAAGATAAAAAAAAACAAAAGAACACATATAACTAACAAAGGTGTAATAAGGGAGATATTATGAGTATATGTGAAAATAGTTACTATTATTTCATAGGTGCATTAAATGACCAACAATGTAATGCAATTATAGAGAGAGGGTTATCTGATATGACTCTCACAGAACAAAAGAGTGGTAAACACGCCACAGATGCTACCACTTTTGATTTTAGACAAAAAGGTGGTGAAACATCTAATGCTGGTAATATCGCACAAAATCATTTGACTGCACAAGGTAGAAGAAAAAAAGGTATTAAAGAAGAAGATGTTTATGTTAGAGATACTAAAGTTGGGTGGTTAGCAGATAAATGGATATATGATTTAATACACCCATTTATACGAGAAGCAAATCAAAAAGCAAATTGGAATTACGAATGGGATTTTTCTGAAACTTGTCAATTCACAGTATACAATCCAGGCCAGTTTTATTCGTGGCACACTGATGGTGGTTCAAGACCATATATACCATTTGACCCAACAGTAGAAGAACAAAGAAGAAAAGATAACGATGGTAATTATATGATTGCAAAAGATGATACTGGTAAAGAAATAAAGTTTGATAAAACATATAGAGACGGAAAATTTGAAGGTTTACCAAGATATATTCCAGCGCCTGGTTTTGTAGATAATCCAAATCAGTTCTGGAAGACTAGAAAATTATCCGTTACGGTAAATTTAACCAATCCGAAAAATTACAAAGGTGGTAATCTTAAATTTGATTTAGGGCCTCATATGGGTAATAAAAGATATCACACTTGTACGGAAATAAGACCAAGAGGTTCTATCATAGTATTTCCATCATTTATACACCACTTGGTTACTCCAGTTACAGAGGGGACTAGATATTCTTTAGTAATATGGAATTTAGGAAAGATGTTTAGATGATTGATACTGTAAAATTTTTCAAAGAAAAAAAGTATGTTCTCATAAAAGAGATGATACCTAGAGATATTGCAAAAGTAGCAACTCAATATTCTCATTACGACAGAGCAAGACTGTTTCAACCAGAGGCAGAGAATGCTCAGATTCCAGGCAGTCATAGTGTTTATGGTGACCCACTTATGGAAACACTTTTAAATTTTGGTAGAAAGACAATAGAAAAATCTACTGGATTAGAATTGTGGCCTACTTATTCTTATTATAGACTATATAAAGTAGGTGATATGTTAAAAAGACATAAAGACAGACCATCTTGTGAAGTTTCTATTACTTGTTGTTTAGGATATGATTACAAAGGTAAAGAAGATTATAACTGGGGTATGTTTGTTGGCCCAGAAGATGGTGAAAGAGGTACAAAGGGTAAGATGATTCCTATGGAGCCTGGTGATGGTGTAATCTATCGTGGGTGTGAAGTAGAACATTGGAGAGAAGCGTTTAACGCACCAGAGGGTGCGTGGCAAACACAAGTATTTTTACATTATGTAGACAAAAACGGCCCATATGGTGATTTTTGTAAATTTGATTCTAGACCAGCACTTGGTCTTCCACACACAATGAAAGATATGGATAAGGTAAAAGCTGCAAATGATGTTGATAAAAATGCACCTTATAGACAAAAAGACATAGACTTTCCAGAATTGAACAAAGAAGAAGTACCTTATGAAAATAGAGAAGAAAAATGAAGTATACATACGAATTGAAACAGAACCACATATCGCAAGAGAACTCTCAGAATATTTTACCTTTGAAGTGCCTGGTGCAAGATTTATGCCCAGTTATAGAAACAAAGTATGGGACGGAAAAATACGATTATTCTCAGTTGCTACTGGACAAATCTATTTGGGATTGTTACCATACATCAGAGAGTTCTGTAAACGAAATGACATTAGATACGAATTAGATTTTAATACAAGACCAGAGGACATTGATGAATCAACTATTAAGTCATTTATTAAACACCTTAAAATTCCATACAAAGCTCGTGATTATCAGATTTCTAGTATTCTTTCTGGTGCCAGAAAATGTCGTAGTCTTTTTGTTTGTCCTACTGCATCTGGCAAATCGTTAATCATTTATGGTCTTACAAGATGGTGCCATTCAAAGAATCTTAAAACATTGATACTCGTACCTACAACAAGTTTAGTAGAACAAATGTCTAGTGATTTTTTAGACTATGGTTGGTTAGAATCATATATTCAAAAAATATATTCTGGTCATAGTAAAAAAATAGAAAAAGATGTTGTGATATCTACTTGGCAATCTTTACATAAGTTTCCTAAAAAATATTTTGAACAGTTTGGTTGTGTCATAGGTGATGAGGCTCATCTATTTAAAGCAAAATCACTTACATCTATAATGACAAAACTACATTTATGTAAGTATCGTTTTGGACTTACTGGTACATTAGATGATTTACAAACTCATAAATTAGTTCTAGAGGGATTGTTTGGTACTACAAATAAAGTTATATCTACAAAAGAATTGATAGAAAAGAAAACATTATCTAATCTAAAAATAGATAGTCTAATTTTAGGATATAGTGAAAACGAGTGCAAGATAGTAAAAGATTTAAAGTATGCAGATGAAATAGATTATATTGTAAATCATAGACAAAGATTAAATTTTGTAAATAAATTAGTTAGTCCACTTAAAGGTAATACACTAATATTATATCAATATGTAGAAAAACACGGAAAACCTTTATACGATTTGATAACAAATACTTACAAAGACAGAAAAGTTTTTTTTGTAAGTGGTGGTGTTGATGCATTGACTAGAGAAGAGATTAGAGCTATAACTGAAAAATCTAAAGATGCGATTATTGTTGCATCATATGGTACTTTCTCTACTGGTATTAATATTAAGAACTTACATAATATAATTTTCTCATCACCTTCTAAAAGTAAGATTAGAGTTTTACAATCTATTGGTAGAGGTTTGAGATTAGGTGATAATAAAACAGAGTGTAAATTATTTGACATAGCAGATGACTTTTCTTATAAAAACAGACAGAACTTTACACTTCGTCATTTTATGGAACGAATAAATATATACAACGAAGAACAATTTGATTATACAATACATAGGATAAAATTATGATAGACGAAAAGGATTATTTAAATTTAAAAGAAATGTATGACTATAAAAGAAAGATTGAGTATAATAAAGAAAAGATAAAAAAAAGAATAGATAAGATGTATGAAGAATTTGAATTTAACATTATAGAAACAAAAGAAGAAGTTTTTGAACACTTCTGGTCAAATGTAAATTTAAATAGAACTAAATTAGATGACCCCCCAGTTGAGTGGAAACCAAAGGATAAAAAGTTAAGGTTGTGGAATGAGTAGTTACCGAATAATGAAACTATCAAATGGTGATGAAATCATTTGTAAGTTACACAATACTGAAAATGGATATTTTAAAGTAGGATATCCTATGAAGATGTGTACGGTAAATACTATGGGAAAAGATGGTAAATATGAAGAAAACCTTGCACTTCGTAAGTGGGCTACATTTACTAAAGATAAAGTATTTGCAATAGAAAAAACTCAAGTCGTTCTACATTATGAAGTGAACATTGGGTTATGTAAATATTATGAATATATATTAAAAAGATATGATGATGCTGAACGATATAAAAATAAAGACGGTGATGAATTAAAAGTAGATGACAACAACATTGAAGTCAAAGAACAGAGAACTACATTAGAAGAATCCGATATGGAAGAATTAATTGATGAATATCAAAATGTACCTTATGATTATGATGAAACTAAACACTAATTTCAATCAATACAAGAACAAGTATAACACCCAAAAATATTTTGTCAATAGGTAATTTATTTTTTTATATGGTTGACAATAAAATTAAATATGGTAAAGTAATGAATACAAGGAAATAATATTGGCTGCAAAGAAACAACATTATGTTAATAATAAACAATTTTTAGAAGCAATTACAGAGTGGAAAGAAAAGGTAAAAGATGCAGAGTCTTTAGGGGAAGATAGACCACCAGTAACAGATTATATTGGTGAGTGTTTCTTAAAGATTGCACAACATTTATCATTTAGACCTAACTTTATCAATTATTCATATAAAGAAGAAATGATAGGTGATGGTATAGAAAACTGTCTACAATATGTAAATAATTTTGACCCAGAAAAATCAAAAAATCCATTTTCATATTTTACACAAATAATATATTATGCATTTATTCGTAGAATACAAAAAGAAAAAAAACAAACACACACTAAACATAAAATAATAGAAAAAAGTATGATGGCTACTTTTGACCAAAACCCTTTAGACGATACAAATTACGGTAATCAATATATGGATTATTTACAAAAGAATATGTTACCACAAGACGGTCAAGAAGTTTACAAAGCAAACAGTTCTAAGAAAAAAGAAACTAAGAAGAGTTTGGAAAACTTTTATGAGGAAAAATAATGTATAAAGTTTATGGTACAAGAATATGTTTATATTGTGATAAAGCAGAAAACTTATTGAAAACAAAAGATTTACCTTTTGAAAAAATTTATATTGATGAAGATGATGATGCAAAAAGTTATATAGTAGAACAAGGATTTAAAACAGTTCCACAGATTTGGTTAGATGACAAATGGATAGGTGGATATGATGATTTAGCAAGATTCTTAAATAAATAAGAAGTTAAAGGAGATAAAATGTTTAGTTTTATAACAAATTTATTTAAACCAAAACCTAAAAAACCAAGTAAAGCTGGTTTAACCATGATGACTAAAAAAGAACTAGAAAAACTAGGTCGTAAATATGGTATTGAGTTAGATAGAAGGTTTACGAAAAGTGACCTTGTTGAAGAACTTTATGAACATTTAAAGAAGAAACAATAATGTACGAGTATAGATGTGAAATAGTAAGAGTCGTTGATGGTGATACTGTTGATGTTAATATAGATTTAGGTTTTGATACTTGGATACATAAGGAAAGAATTAGACTTAAAGGTATTGATGCACCAGAGACAAGAACAAGAGACTTAGAAGAAAAGAAAGCAGGACTTTATGCAAAAGGTGTTGTTGAAGGATTTCTACCAGTTGGTTCTACACAAGTTCTTAAAACAACAAAAGATAAGTCTGGTAAGTTTGGTAGAACATTGGGTGATTTTAGTATATATGATGGTCAAGAAGATAGGCAAAGAGATTTAGTAGAATATATGATACAACACTATGTGGGTGTTGCATATGAAGGTCAATCTAAAGATTTAATAAAAGAACAACAATTAAAAAATATATCATATTTAAAAGCTGAAGGATTAATTAATTAATGAAAATTGCACTAGTTACTGATACTCATTTCGGTGCAAGAAATGACCATGACCACTTTAACACATATTTTTATAAATTCTACGAGGATATATTCTTTCCTTATCTCAAAGAACATAATATAAAAACTTGTATTCATTTAGGTGATGTGATGGATAGAAGAAAGTTTGTGTCATATAAAACTGCAAAAGACTTCAGAGAACAGTTTTGTGAAACTTTTGTCACAAACGACATAAATGTGCATATGATAGTGGGTAATCACGATACATACTTTAAGAACACTAACGAAGTAAATTCACTTGATGAGTTAATCGGTGGTCGTTATGAGAACATAAAGATATATTCAGAAGCAGAAACTGTTGAGTTTGATATACCTATATTTTTTCTGCCTTGGATTAATTCAACGAACTATAAAAGTACGCTTGAGAAGATGCAAAAGACAAAGGCTACAGTTGCAATGGGCCACCTTGAAATAAAAGGGTTTGAAATGAATCACGGTTTTCCAAGTGAAACTGGTATGGATAAATCAGAGTTTAATAGATTTGATATGGTAATGTCTGGACACTTTCACAAAAAGTCAGATGACGGACACATATTTTATTTAGGAACACCTTATCAAATATATTGGAATGATGATAAATGTCCAAAGGGTTTTCATATATTTGATACAGAAACAAGAGAACTAGAAAGAATTGTAAACCCATACACAATATTCAAAAAAGTTTATTATGATGATTCTAATGGTCAAGACTATAATTTCAATCAAATAAAAGATTTAGAGGACAAATATGTTAAACTGATAGTTGTAAATAAAAAAGACTTATATATGTTTGATAAGTTTGTAGACAAAGTTTTAACTGAATCACAAGC